AGTCCCACTTCTTTTCGGATTCGCTTCCGAGCCAGAGTGTCAGAGAAAAGATTTCCTCTTTGTGGCCGAGCCGTGTATTGAGGTGGAACGTAGGATCGCTCAGGTGTGCAACACCCGACAGAAGCGATCGGGGTCCAAACGCGGACCATGACACCTTCTAAAAAGGTACCGTGCCACCATCTCTTCACGGAGAGGGTAACTTCCATCGGGTCCTCAGCAAGACTCCAAACTGTAGTCCTGTGATCTGCCTTCCGAAAGTCCAGGGAGTCGACCATAGCCTCCAACAACAGGTCAGTGTCTTTCTCGGTCCAAGCTGGGAAGCAATTGGACAAGGATGAAGCACCAGTCTTGGTGTTGCTGATCCTAGCGACCTGTCTTTCCAGAAAAGTTGTCTGGATGGAGTGGCTTGTACTATAGCCGAGTGGGGCCGGGCGGACGACCTTAAAGTCCGATGGATGGCAAAAGTCCCAGAAAACTGTATACCAACCAAGGGGCATTTTGAAGGTGGGCTGCACATAATGCACTAGGGGATGCATGTATGGAGCACCTGCGCCGCGAGGCAAGAACGAGACCTCTCCGTCGCCACTGACGGAATATGAGCCCTCGTGGAAAGGGAGCAGATATTGCCCCGGGAGTCCAAAAAAGTCTCCGCCCACTACATGGACTTGATCGTCGGCTCCTTTCGCGATGGGAACCCAGTTGTCAAGGTAATAGTGGACATCATAGACCAAATAGATGACCTTTGTGTCCGGAACAACACATCTAGCCGAGAAATCGAACCTGTCCCCACTGATTAAATCAGTCGAGATGTTCGTCTCAAAGTCCTAGATGGTCGTCTGGAAAATGCGATGAATAGGCCTTCCTGGGAAGTAAGGCTAGTCTATCACCTTTTCCAGATTCTGGACATAGTAGTCTCTATCATATTTTTCTTCCGCTGGACGTACGGAATAGTGCTCGATCCGGGGGATCAATGTGAGCACATCTGCTTGGTCCTGTGTTAAAACATTCCGGGCAACTGCCAAGCGCAGAAATTCGAGGTCCCTCTCACGTTGCTCTGTGAGGTTTTCATTTTCCTGGACCTCTTGGACACACACCCAATACGCTGCCACCCTATCCCGGTATTAGTCCTGTAAGACTCTGGCTGCTCCGGGTTGCGGCTTCTGGATGAGCGCGTTAGTCGACCACGCGAACATTGTGTCCAACATTGTCATGGTCTTCTTAAACTTGTCACCGAGTGCGCAAATAAGGATGGTCTGGTTAGGGCTGGAGGTCCTTACGGTGTCCTGGATTCTCTCCAGGGAGGCTTTTATCCCCAAATTGATGCAGGTCCTCAAGAAGCAGTGACCTCCACTGGTGTGTGCTGCTTACTTATTCCTTTCCGAGGACACATCTAGGCCGTAGGCATGGAGCACCTTCATCGCATCGGAATTCAAAGTTCCTTGTGGATAAACGGTAACCTCGCCTGGTCTAATACCCACTGGAAGTAGGGTAAAAGGCTTGGTCTCAATTGGGATGAACTTCATCTCCTACTAGGGCCTGTGTGGGGCTGGGGGGAGTGGGTTTAGATGGATGGAGGTAATTAGATCGTACGTCATATTGACCGCCTTCCTATCCACTTCTTTGGGTTTAAAGCCTCTAACCCTGCCACAGTATACCACCACGTCGTAGCACTATATCATCTCCTGTTTTGACGGCTTGAACCATCTTGGATGCTTGGCCTTCTAGAGAGAGGCTAGCATAAGGAATGCTAAAGCACTTTTCGGTGTTGGGACTGTGACATCCCCGTCCTCGAATTTAAGCTGACGCTTGAGGACAAAAAGCGACACCTGCTAGTCTGTCTCATGGGTTGCAGGTAAACCCGGTTGCCAAGCACCGAGAAGTTTGCGAATTTGGTAATTCACAGTCTTCTCGGCACGATCTTTGGTTTTCTCGACCTTGTTCTTGGGGGCAAGGTCGGATTTGACAGATTGCTTGTTCAACTTCTTATTCTGGATCTTTTTGGCTTTAACCAAAGCAGAGTTCGAAATTTACTGGGCAGGACTGTCATGAGCCTTGATCGTGAAGGCTTGGGCAACATCCCTGTAGCTGAAGTATTTTTTCTGCCGTTTCTTGACTTCAACTGCTAGGCAGACATGGGCTCCCACTGTGACGACTCGGGGGAACAGCGAGCGGAGTCCTAGCTCCTTTTTACCCACATCCTTCCACTTTATCTGCTACAAAGCGGAAGCCAGCTACTCTAGAGAGCTCACTCCTAACCCAAGAGAAGAGCAAACTATCGAGAGTGTCTCGCTGGTGTGTCCTTTTCTGTCATATTCTCCGTTGACAGAGGCGCACAAAGCCTAGGCTAATGCCTCCTCGTAAGCGCTTTCG